TTATATACTACGATACTTCAAATGTGATCCATTAGCCTTGGCCTGACGAACTGTATTTTGATAAGACATGGATAAGACCAATCCAATTCCAATAAGATTACTTAGTAATGAACTTCCACCTTGCGAAATAAACGGAAGTGGGATTCCTGTTAGAGGTAATATACCAACTGCTGCACCAATATTTTCAAAAACATGGAAAACAATCATCATGATAAAACCAGTTGATATAAAAGTATAAAATTGATTATTAGATTCAATGGTGATCCTTAACATACGGTAAATGATAATGAGATATAACCCTAAAACAATCGCCGAACCAATGAAGCCAAAATTCTCAGCAATGACAGTAAAAATCATGTCACTTTCACGAACAGGAACCGAGAGCTCTAAAATATTAAAACCTTTACCTGTTACCCCGCCACTTCCAATTGATACCATACCCTGTGTTTGTTGATAAGCAATTGAGTCTGCAAAACTAAATGGATCAATCCAAGCAGATAAACGGTTGATTTGATATGTATCCATCCCCAAATTATAAAACCATTCCTTGCCGTTTGGTGAGATAAAAATCATCAAAAAGCTAGCTATAAAAAGAACGATAGTAGATAAAATTGGCAAGATTATCCACCAAGATATGCCCGATAAAAGGATTAAACCTGACAAAATGGCAAGGAAAACTAATGCTGTTCCTAAATCTTTTTGTAACATTAGAAGAATCATCACTGGCAATGTAACCAAACCAAACAATCCTAGCAACTTCCAATCATCTTGAAAAGTTTTGCGATTTTTCTGATGAAAACTAACAGTTATTCGAGATAACATTAAAATATAGGAAATCTTCATAAACTCTGACGGTTGAAACAAAGTTACCGAGCCAATGGTCACCCAATTTTTAGCACCTGTTGCCGCAAAAAGCTGTGGACTATAAAAAATTAAGGGAAGAACCATTAGGGTTAGTCCTAAAGCATACAGATAGGGCGTGGCTTTCCATAAAAATTCAGTACTGAAAAGCATAACGACAAATGCAATAATACACCCCATAATAATCCAAGACACCTGCTGAAACATCGCGATATAGATATTAGAAGGATAATCATTCATCGTTGCAACATAAATTGAGGCTAAACCAATCATTAATAAAAAAAATACTGGTATCACAACAGCATAATCAATTTGCCCTTTAAAATAGTTTGATTTTTGTGACATAGGACTTCCTTTTTTATTCATGGTAATTATTATAACATTTTTTCAGAATCTGACTTATATTTTTTGCAATAAAAAATGCAACTCAAATCATTATGAGTTGCAAATATTAGGAGATTGTTCTTCATCAGTAAAACAAAGAACATGAAAAGAAAAGTTTATTTAGGATATTTAAAGTATACAAAGTTCACCTTAAACAAAACTTAAATAAGATTATTTAAGTTTTGTTATTTTCTCAACACTAGTCTAAAGAATAAAATCCTTCCTAACATCTCAAAAAAGGTTTTAATATGTCCCCTGCCAACTTCTCTACCATTAAAATAGGATATATTAAAGGTTAAAATACACGATACATCCATAATAAAAAGCATATTTTTTTATTTTATTCTATTTTAAAATACTTTTTGGGGCGAATTTTGGTCCGTTATTATGATAACTTCCTCAGTACATCAAGCACTCTCTCAACTGTAACAACCTCTTCTTCTCTCACTTCTTCGTGTAGTAACACATAATCAAATATCTTTCCGTTTTTACGCACTATCGCTACTGTGTTCCCTGAAATATAGCCTTTATCAATCGCTTCTTTAAACTCATCTATATATAACATATTTTATCCTCCTATCTATCTATTCGATAAAAAATCCTAAAAATAGACAATTTTAAATTTTTCTGTTCTGATAGACAAAAAGATAAATATTTTAAAAAAAGTATTGACTTTATATAGTACATGTATTATAATTATATATAGAAAGGAGGAAGATATGAGAATATCAGAAATTGCTGATTTGCTTACTTCAATCGGAACTCTGTTGGTTGGTATAGCAAGCATAATCACAGCAATAAAAAAAGAACCTAAAAAGAAAAACCGGCCACGGAGATTCAAATAAGGTTCTAGTAGTAGTTTGGGGCTCAAGCCCCTTGCCACTACTGATAGTATATCATATCTAAGACAAATATGAAATATTTGATTATTTTCGCAATTTGTTTAGTTGTATTTTACTTTATTAACAAGGATGATTGAAATGGATAAAGAATTAACACCTCAAGAAAAAGCAAATAAAAAGTGGGCAGAAAACAATAGAGAACATAGAACCTATCTATCAAAACGATCTACTGCTCGTAGTTTTATTAACAAAAATGCTACAAAAGAAGACTTATTAGAATTAAAACAATTAATTGAAAGCAAACTCTAGACACACAAAAAAACCGCCCTCAATAGAGAGCGGTTAATATTTATTTCAGTTTTTCTTTGACAGCATCTACTGCCTCTTCAACAGCATCTTTAGCATCATCTGCTAGTTCTTTGCCTTTAGCAATTGTTTTTTCGATAAATCCTTTTGCTTCTAACTCTTTATCACCGGTTATTTTGCCAAAGCCTTCTTTAAGACTGCCTGACGCTTGTTCAACTTTTGCTTTTAGTTTTTCTTGTGACATAATGTGGCTCCTTATTATTTTTATTCTATGGTAACATTTTGATTATTTCTAGGCAAATAAAAAAGCAAGAACCGCTAGTGTCAGGCGATTCTTGCTAAATAATATGCACCTATACTGTAATCTGCCTACTTACTTCAAAACTAAATCGTTGTTTTATTAAATCATTTATTTGTTTTGTTGAATTTACAATTTTTAGTTGACTTTTAATATGATTAAAATCATAGTAAGACAATAAATTGATAAAAGCAGAGTTTACAAAGGACGAACTTACTTCGCTAATTCCTGCGAACGAAACAGTCACGACTGTGTCTGTATAAAAATAAGATTTCAATTGTTCAAATAAAATCTCTCCCGCCTTGTTATCGTTAGAAAAATTCTTTGCTAGTTCTTTGACAGTTAACGTTACCATTCGAATTCTTCCTCCTCTTCTAAATCATATAAATTGTCATTCGATACATCTATTCGAATTTCAAAAAAAGTACCAGGATATGATTCCTCAGACGAATAACTTTGAGTAATTTTATTATCTGATACCGAGACTATACCACAATTAGATATAATTGTAAAGTTCCCGACCTTGTTAGTAGTTAAAGTATTTACAATATTAGAAAGCCCTGCCCCTCTATTTTGAGGTATAGTTTCTGCAGAAACACCCTCTTGAAGAGCGAATTCTATTAACTTGTTGTCAGGCTCATCCTTTTTAAATTTTCGCTTTATAGACTGAGGGATTCCTATTCCGAAATCAGATACTGCTATTACAATCTCCTTGTTCTTGGGATAGTATTGCCCAAAAATACATCCCTTAGATTCCTTAGAATGATCTGCAATATTATTAAAAATTTCGTCAACCGCTACACAAATAGAACTAAACTCATTTGTTCTGCCAGTTTGCTTTTGTAACCAATTCTTAAAGTCTGTTACCTTCCATTGAGCTATTTGTTCAGTGTTAATAAATTTAATTTCAAAAGTAGTCGGGCGCAGTTCCGGCTCTTTATAAACCAATTTATCAAACACTTTAAAAAAGCCACAATCTACTAGATACAACATAGCTTGCCTTTGACGTTTATTTAAAGAGCTTTCTTCGCATATTAACCACTTGATGTTTGCATCTTTTCTTTTTGTAGCAAAAGTTAACATATTATATAACGAAATTACTCCACTAGGTTCCGCAAACTCAATGTTTCTCATATCTACTGTAAGTGTCCTGTTATCACTTAAAGCAAGTAATCTATTGAAATTGGTAACGATTTTCGTAATGTTATATTTGTTTAAATTCTGAGGAAGAACTAGATTATTCATTGATAACAACTTTCTTTATAATAGCGAAACTATTTTACTATTTTTATAAAGAGATTTCAATATTTCAATAAAAATAGCCCTCGCTTTTGCGAGGGCATTTGTCTTATCTAAAGGAGCTTTACCTCCATAATTTTTTGCTACCGACATTGATGTCGGTTACACTAATTTAATTTGCCCCAAATACTGATACGGTTTCCGCTCTAAAGGAGTTTTACCTCCTAGTTTATACTTGTGTGGCATTAGCTAAATACTTATCTTCTACCCATTGGTCAGACTGAGAAGCATTAATGCGTGACCATCCATTCACTTTTTCGTAGACTCTTACGCGAGTTCCTGCTTTGATAAATTCTTTATCAGCGCTACTTGCGTTTGGCTTAGACTCTACATAATAGTCTGTGCTAAGGGTTGCTTCGTAGTAAGGTACATTTGAGTTGTCTAATTTAGTGTTAGTATCTAGCTTTTGATTAAAAGTAAGCTGGCTTTGTGGTTCTTGTGGTTTGTCAATCTTAGGTATATCAACTTTGCTACTATCATCTGCTAATAATACAATATTTTTATCTAAACCACCTGCTACTCCTACACTTGTAAACTGCCACCAGCGCACACCATCCATTGAAGGGAAGAACTCCCAAAGTGGGTCTTTTCGTACTTCATAATCTGGATAACCAGCTATCCAAATACTGTTTGGGTACTTAGCTATAATTTGTTGATAATCAATATTATTAAGCGTAAAAGGTTTGTAGCTGTAATAAATAGGCTTATATCCAGCGTTTGCAATTTTATCCATAAACACAATAACTGCATTAGTGTTAGCTTGTTTGTCAGCACTTGCAGAGTCTTCGTAGTCAATGACTAGGTAAGAAACTTTTTTACTTGGTAAATTGGACAAAAATAAATCTGCTTCTCGTTGTGCTAAGTTGATATCTCCTCCAAATCGTCCGAAGTGATAATAACCAACAGGGTCACTAGTATTAGCTTGTTGCTGATGCCTGTCAGACAGCCAAGCGAGTGACTCAGATACTTTGATAATCGTTTTAGTAGTGCCCGCCTGCTGACAAGTCGTTGTTAAATCTGCTTGTTGATAAGCCGATACATCGATAAAGTAATCACCTTTATTTAAACCGGTATTATCAGTTACAGTAACAGCGTTTTTAAAGCTTTTTGGTCTAAAGGCTGTTGGATAAGTTGCTGAATATGGGATTTTTACAAGATTGTATGCACCGTTAGCACCCCCTTGATTTTGCCCCAAAAACCAGCCATATCCGCCTCCTGCATCGCTGTCAAAAATTGCTACATGACTGTAAGGCGTTACACCGTCAACAACCATAAAAATAGCAACATCACCAGCTTGCATAACTTCCACTTCATCAAAATAGTTTAAGATACCATTTTCGTGACGTTGCTCCCATATATCCCTTGCGTATCCTGTATTTGTACAGTTTGCGTATGGCAGTCCTAGATACTTACAGTAATCTGCGTAGCCATCCCAACATTGTGCACCGAAAGACCCATCAATATCATAAGCGTTACCATTTGACCTGCTTTTATATTCTTGATAAGTTGCCATTTACTCCTCCTTTCCAAAAAGTAAATAAATCGGATAACTAAAAAAAGCAACCACTGCAAGCGGTATGTACAGTATTGCTATTGCTAGTACCATTGCTATTTTAGTGATTGCACGCATGTCCCCTCCTATTTTTTTGGCTCGTGGTAAGTCAATGCTTGCTCACTGTCTGAAAGACCTTCGGTTGTTGGGTCTGTAACAACTCCAAGTAATACCAAAAGCGTTACTGCTGTGTTTGCAATATCCGCAATATTTGACGGTAATTTAATACCTAATTGCTGCGCTAGCAAAAATATAGCTCCTAAAATAGCCATCAAAGTTACTTTGTTTTGTAGTCGTAATTTTAAATTAATCATATTTATTTCTCCTATTAAATAATGTTTTTATTTGTTCCTTGTTGACAATGATGTCGTCTTCTGTTTTTCCGAGTCGTTGCTCGTGGATATCCAAGATTTTATGTATCTTTTCCCTGTCACGCTGTGAGTCTTTTAGTTCGTAAGCCAGTTCTTTTATTGTGTCTTTAAGGGCGCTCATTGTATCTTCGTTTTTTTGCATCGCTGTTTTAAACGGATTAACAACAAACGCCCACAATCCAACTACCGATAAAAT